AAAAATAATGCTTGACAAAGGGTGCAAATACCTTTATCCTGGTTTGTAGATAAACTATGAAAGGAAAAAATATGAAAAAAATGATGAAAGTTGATTTATACCACGCCGCTTTTGAAGATAAACCAGAATATGTTGCTACTTGGAAATTTGACCCAACAAAGTATGGCCATAAGAGAGCCGCTGAGGCAGTTTATTCGGCTTCGCAAAACCTAACTGAAAATGGTTGGGGTCGTGATGGTGGGTTAAATAAAGATTTTCGCTCTACTTCGGTGGGTGATTATGTAGAAGTTGAAGGTTTCAGATACTATGTTGCAAATATGGGTTTCACTAGAAACGAAGTTGATATGTTTGGTAGAGAGAAGAAAAAGGAGGTAGCGTAATGTATACATTATACTACTACAGAGATGAAGCATATTGGACATTTAATTTCCCAATGCAGGCGTTTGACTTCGCCGAAAAAAACAAAAAGACAAATGGTACAGAGTATGTAGTAATGGATGAAGAAGGTTACTTTGTGCATAAGAAAGATTTAAAATTACCTAATGAGGTGAAATAATGGCAGACTATGATACATTTATGACAAAAGAGGAAAACGAATTATATGGTGGCAGTTATCCTCAAGCAGGCAAAGACCATCATCAAGAATTATATGAGCATAACTTAAAGTACAATGAAGCTGAGTATCACGCTCAAGAATTATTATTACAAGAGGAAGAATTTAACAACAATTAGAGGTAGATATGTTATTAAGTATATTGATATTAGTCAATATAGGTGTAATAGCCTATTTTGGTACACTTTTTCTTAGACTTCACGAAGATGTAAAGTTGATGAATGATGATATAGAAAATTTAAAAGCTGAGTTCAAACAAGTTGTTGAACGAGCTGAGTTTGAAAAAGCTAAGGCTTTAAAACCTAAAGAAGGTGAGGAGTTTTTAGGAATATGATTGAAGAAATATTTGGCGAAGAATATCTAAGAGAATTAGGTATCTATATTATAGATGGCAAAACTTATTATGCTCCTTGGGCTTTACAATATTTAAGTCAAGGTCATTATAGATTGCCTAATGGTGAATTATACAAATACGAGGGTGAAGACAATGCCTAAAGGTATGCATTTAGTTAGAGGTATGACTAGCCTCAATCTAAAAAAACCAAAAGTAAAAATTACAAAAAAGAGAATGCTTGAATTAACAGAAGAGCATAGACTTTATAATAAGAAATGTAAGCAGACAAATAATCGCAAAGATATGATGTCATTAGATGATTATATTGATAGACAGTTTGGTAAAGTAAAATACAAACCTAAAAATACAGGCACATATCAAGGTGCCAAAACTGATATAGTATCTAAAAAGATACCATCTCTCACCACAACACCAGATAAAAATGCTTGTGCTAGAAAAGAACCTAAAGTTTATGATGGCGAAAGAAAACTTATTGGTATCGGAATATTACACAAGTCAAATCTTGTACCTATCTTTGATGAAGAACACGCCAAAGATTTAGCAAAAATGAGAAGATAAAACTTCATAAAAGTTTAACACAAAATTAAGATTACAACCAATAAATAATTTTGAATAATAATAAAATTACAGGAGTTGTTATGAAAAAATTATTAATCTTACCTATCTTAATTCTCACATCAAACATTTCACTTGCAGACCCATATGTTATGACAAAACACGAATTTAAAATGAGTGATACTAATTATAGTAAAACGATAAACCATATTCGTTTTGGCAATTCTTGGAAGACTGAGGGTGGATTAAAATTATATGGTGAGGTTGGTGTCGCAGAAAGTGTACCTCACGGTTCAAATCTTTTTGAAGGCACAGCTGGTAAATCATATCAGTTTGGATTTAAGAAAAAAGTTAGTGATACATTTTCCGTAAAAGGTAAATGGGAAGGTGTTGAATTACCAAATTCTTCAAATTCACACAAAATTGAGATTAAAACTAAGTGGAAATTTTAAAGTTTATTTTTAGGATATTTGCAATTTTAGGTCTATCATATGTACCATTTGTTATGACACTTGCAATATTATCAGACTTTGGTCTTATTGATAAGACACACAACCCAATCCCTTTATTTTTTATAGTATTTGGTGTACTTCTCACCATTGACATTTTTAAAAATTTCCCTTATAATAGAGTATCAAAACTTATAAATAGTTTTAGAGGTCGCCATAAAGGGGCTTCTAAAACAAAACTTGCTTAATAAAAGGAGGAAAATATGACGATATTTAATTCGTTACACCCATATACTATTGGTTATGATGATGTATTCAAACACTTTGAAACATTATTAGAACATCAACAACCAAATTATCCACCATACAACATAGTCAAGACAGGTGATTATACACATTGTGTTGAAGTTGCATTGGCTGGTTATTCTAAGGCAGAAGTTGAGGTAGTTGTTGAAGAAAACACTTTAACAATCAAATCATCTGATTTACCTACAAAACATAAACCTAAAGATAATGTGGTTCACAAAGGCATTGCTAAGAGAGCATTTAAAAGAGTGTTTACATTAGCAGAGGATGTAGTTGTCAATGACGCTACATTAAAAGATGGCCTTCTTAGAGTAGAACTTGAAAGAGTGATACCCGAAGAAAAGAAACCAAGAGTAATCAAAATCAAGTAAGGAAAAAAGTATCGCCTGGACTTGACATTTCTTGTCCAGGCTGATATACTACTTGTATAAATAATAAAACGAGGTTCGGGTGAATCTCACATTCAAGCACTTAAAGGAGGTGTAATATGGCAAATTTAGCCAATAATGCTGATAAACTCAGCGTAGTAGCAGGCACTTTAGCAAACACGCTAAAAGGCGAAGTCAAAATAATTGACATCATAGAAACAATCAAAAACATTTCTAACTTCAAATCAGAAACATTAGAGAACATTGACTTAAACCCTAATTTATATAAGGATAATGTTTATGATGATATTAAAAGTGGTTATATTATGGCCATTTCTGATTTATGGGTAGATTTAACTTATCAGAGAACAATCAGAGTCCAAAAACTTATCAAATTGTTAAAAAGTATAGGTAAATTTGATGAATCGGTTGCAGGTCATGTTGATGTTGCAATTAGACCTGATGGTAGAGCATTTGTTTGGGATGGGTTTAGAAGAACAACAATGGCAGGTCTAGTTGATGGTGAAGCTATTAAAGTATCTAAATTTAAACATCCTAGAAATTCATCAAACAAAGAATGTAGAATAACAGAGGCTAAGATGTATAAAGTTAGAAACTCTGATTACGAAAAAATGAAACCAGAAGAAGTTTTTAAATCAAAAACTGTTTATGGCGATGAAGAGGCTCTAGAGATTTTAGATACCTTAAAAACAAGTAAACTTAATATATTAAACTTAGTACCAAATGGTAGAAGTTTAGGCGGGTTTCAACATTTTGAGGAAACTTGGAGAAAGGAAAATTTGAGAGATTATCTTCCTGACGCTTCTCAAATAATTCAAAAAGTTCAAAGATGGAAGAACGATAGTGTATCAGTAAACTTACTGTGTGGTTTAGCAGAGTTTTTACACATCAATGATGAATTATCACATCCATTATCTCAGATAGAAATATTAGAGTATTTTGAAAATAAAGACAACAGGCAAAATGATATTGCTAAAAATAGATTATCAGGTAAGTCTAGAGAATCTATAGCTTTCTATATTGGCAATAAGGTAGTAAAACTTAATGGTTCAACAAAAGAATTTAATCAATTAATTGATTTGGATTCAGAACAACAAGAAATGCTACAAAACTTTTAATTAAACTAGAAGCCGTCCTAGACTTGACATCTAGGATGGTTTCTGTATAATACATAATTGCGAGGGTAGTTTAATAGTAGAACATTTTACTTCCAGTAAAAAGGTGATAGTGCGATTCTGTCCCCCCGCTCCATATAATGAACAAGTGAGGTTAATATATAATGAAATTATCAAGTGATACAATTAACTTATTAAAAAACTTTTCTGATATCAATCCTAATATTTTAGTAAAAGAAGGTAATAAACTTTCTACGATATCAACAATGAAGAATATTTTGGCAGAGGCCGATATATCTGAAAGTTTTGACCAAGAGTTTGCAATATACGATTTACCTGAATTTCTAAGGTCAATTGATTTATTTGCAAAACCTAAATTAGAATTTAATGGTGGTTCTAATGTTATGATAGCAGATGAAAACTCAAAGCAAAAAATCAAATACTTTTTTGCTGATAAATCTGTAATTACAGCACCATCAAAATCAATAACAATGCCTGAATCATTTGTTTCTTTTACATTGAAAAAAGAAATGTTTGAAAAACTTATGAAAGGTGTTACCACACTAAATCTACCAGATGTATCGGTGGTTGGTGATGGTAAAAATATTACACTAAGGGCAGCCGACAGAAAAAATAATACTTCAAATACTTATTCAGTAGATGTTGGAGAATCAGATAAAAAGTTTGAAGCTCATTACAAAGCAGAAAACTTTAAATTGGTAACAGATGATTATGATGTTGATATATCAGCTCAAAAAATTAGTCATTTTACCAATCGTTCTAGACCAGTTCAATATTGGATTGCATTAGAACCAGATTCAACATTTTAATGAATAAATTGAGGTTTATATTATGTCAGACTTTTTATGGGTTGAGAAATACCGACCTAAAAAAATTAAAGAATGTATTTTATCAGAAGACCTAAAAAAGACTTTTACTGAGTTTTTAAAACAAGGCGAAATACCAAACTTGTTATTATCGGGCACCGCTGGTACAGGAAAGACCACGGTTGCTCGTGCCTTGTGTGAAGAATTAGGTACTGATTATATTATCATCAACGGTTCAGATGAAGGCCGTCAAATAGATACACTAAGAAACAAGATTAAAAATTTTGCTTCAACAGTATCATTATCAACAGAAAGTAAACACAAAGTCGTTATTCTAGATGAGGCAGATTATATGAACGCCGAATCTGTACAACCTGCTTTGAGAAACTTTATAGAAACTTTTGCTAATAATTGTAGATTTATATTTACTTGTAATTACAAAAACAAATTGATACCAGCATTACATAGTCGTTGTACTGTTATTGATTTTAGAATTGTAAATGGTCAAAGAGTGAAGACCGCTACAGCATTATTAAATAGATTATGCAAAGTATTAGAAACTGAAAAGGTTGATTATGATAAAAAGATACTAGCAGAATTAATACAAAAACATTATCCAGATTTTAGAAGAACCATCAATGAATTACAACGATATTCAGTTCGTGGTAAAATTGATAGTGGTATTCTTTTTAGTATTTCAGAAGTAAGTCATAAAGAGTTGATTGCTTGTCTGAAAGAAAAAAGATTTAATGATATGAGAAAATGGGTCGTACAAAACTTAGATAAAGAACCATCATCTATATTTCGTAGTGTTTATGAAGTTCTTTATACAGCACTCACGCCAAACTCAATACCACAAGCGATATTAATTATTGCAGGCTATCAATACAAGTCAGCTTTTGTTGCTGACCAAGAAATCAATATGGTCGCTTGTTTAACTGAGATAATGGCAGGGTGTAAATTCAAATGAGTTATGAATTAAAAGACTATCTCAATGCAATAAATTTTACAAAGGAACCTTTACTTGATACAGATGATACTGATTGGGTAAAGAAATATCCACCTTTTGTAATCAATAAATGTTTGTCTATGCATTACGATACAATAGCACAGGCAAACGAAATGAATGGCTATCATTTCCTTGATAAGAAAGTTCAATTTCACTTTTACATAAATAGTATTAGGAAAAGACAGCGATTTGGTGGTAAGTGGCTATCACAAACTAAATTGAAAGACTTAGAATATGTGAAAGAATATTATGGCTACAACAATGACAAAGCAAGAGAGGCTTTATCTATACTATCCAAAGAGCAAATTGAATTAATCAAGTTATCTATTGACAAAGGTGGGAGAAAAAGGAAATGAATGATATAACATGGACTCCAGATAGTATGTTAGAAGTTACCATAAAACAACCAGATGATTTCTTAAAAATAAGAGAAACACTAACAAGAATAGGTGTAGCAAGTCGTAAAGATAAAACACTATATCAATCTTGTCATATCTTACACAAACAAGGAAAATATTTTATTGTACACTTTAAAGAGCTATTTGCTCTTGATGGTAAAAATGCAACACTATCTGAAAATGATATACAAAGAAGAAACACAATAGCGATTCTATTACAAGATTGGTCTTTGATAGATATTGTCAAGAAAGAAAGTGCTGAAAACAAGGCGCCATTAAGTCAAATTAAAGTATTACCTTTCAAAGAAAAAAACGAATGGAATCTATCTGCTAAATATAACATAGGCAAAAAAGCGGAAGATGAAAGTACCTAATTTTAAAGAATACTTAACAGAAGAAAAACACGATAAACCTAGATTGGTCATTATCACGGATGAACCTGAAAAGGCAAAAACATTTCATACAGCAGACCGATTACAAGAAGAAGCCAAAAAGTTAGGTTGGGATTATTATCTTTATAAACTTACAGGTGGTTATACATCATTTGAAAAAGGTATTCGTAGAGTTCACAATAAAGAAGATGATAAAGGTTTTATTGTAAATTCAGATACAATTGCTGTATTTAGAGGTTCTGTTGTTAGAAAAGATAGTTGGATGGACTTAGTATCTCTATTTGAAAAACATCAAGTATGTTGTATTAATAGTAGGGATTGCATAGAAATCTGTACAGATAAATTTAGAACGGCACTTAAATTAGCTGAGTTTGGTTTAAAACAACCTAAACAATCTCTAGTTCACGATAAAGATGATGTTTTAAAATCTTTTGAAAAACTAGAAACTGATTTTCCTATTATACTTAAAACACTAAGAGGTTCAAAAGGTGTAGGTGTATTATTCATAGAATCAAAAATAGGTTTAGATTCAATTGTTCAATTAGTAAATAAACAAGATGAAGACGCCGACCTTTTAGTTCAAGAATATATTAAAACAGACTATGATGTTAGAGTTTTAGTATTAGGTGGTAAAGTGTTATCAGTAATGAAACGACCAGTTATCAAGGGTGATTTTAGAAGTAATGTATCACAAGGTTCAAAACCAGAAACTTTAAAATTAACAGAATTAGAAATTGCAGAAACTTTAAAAGCTGCCAAAGCAGTTGATGGTTTATGGACTGCTGTAGATTTTATACCTTCAAAAAATAGAGAAACAGAACCACCATTTATGATTGAGGTAAACTCATCACCTGGTACTGAGGGTATGGAAGAGGCAACAGGTAGAAATATTAGTAAAGAAATTTTAGAACATTTTGAAAATAAAAAAAATTGGGTTCAAGCTCCTTCTCAATGTGGGTTTAAAGAAGTTGTAACAATAAAACCATTTGGTGATATAGTTGCAAAGTTTGATACAGGTAATAGTGGCACAAATGTGATACACGCTGAAAAAATGGAAGTAAAAGGTAATAAAATTACTTGGTCATTATATGATAAAAAGGTTGTATCAAATATAATTAAAAAAGAAACTATATCTGTTGGCGGTCTTAGAGATTACGAAGAAGACCGATATATGATTACATTAGATGTTTCTTTTGCAGGTAAACTATATAAAGATGTAGAGTTTACTTTAGATGATAGAGAAGACAGAACACACATATTACTTGATAGAACATTTATGAAAAAACTAAATGTAGTTGTAAACCCAGCTAGAAAATATATCATTACAACACCTTACACCATTGACAAAGACTAAAAAATTTATTATAATACAAACTGAGGTAAAATTATGGCAAATGTGAAAATATTAAGACTATCCACAGGTGAGGATATCGTAACAGAAGTTATCGCAAAATCACCAGAAATAACAAAAGTTAAAACACCCTTTACAGTAGTACCTATGCAAGAGGCACCAGGTAAACCTGTAAAACTAATGTTAACACCTTATATACCTTATGGTGATTGTTCAGAGGTTGACATCAAGTCAGTTAGTATCATAGCAGAAGTTGAACCTGTAACTGATATTAAAAACTCTTATAATCAACATACAGGTGCTGGTATAGTAGAACCACCAAAACCACAGCTTATTACATAGTGAAAGAAATTACTATGCAACAGCATTTTCAGTTAGTCAAAGAAGACAAACTGAAAGAAGACAAGCAGCCAGATTCAGAAAGGTCGCCTAGATGTTATTTTAGGTGGAAAAACGGAATGATTTACGAAAGTAAAAGAGTTGTTGTAGACAAAAATACAACAGTCAAAGAGGCAGCTGAAAAAGGTAATTTTAAAATTGAATTAGTACCTCTAAAAGATAGAGATACAATTATTATTGAAGACATAACAATAGATTTAGATAATGAACTTTTATAAAAATGTAATTGAACACAAAGGCAAACTTCTAGTCAGAGGTATAAAAGACGGAGAAGAATATCAAGAAAAGGTAAATTATAAACCTACATTTTATTCTATCACACAAGAACAGTCTGAATATAAAACACTAGAAGG